GTCAGGTTAGCCATCATCTGTAATCCCATTTCGCCCGATGATGTAGCTGAGCTGCTACAGAATCGCGCGATACCCACCTCTTACGAACTTTCGTAAGTGGCCTCTGCAAAATACCATGAGTCCAAGGTATACCTTGGCCAGGGTCTTCAGTTAGAAACTGAAGTATTGCAGTGTCGTCATTGGTCGGCGATCTTTTCTGCGACATCATAGTCGTCAGTACTAAGATCTCGAATCGCTGTAGGTCGCTATTCCATCTCTCGCGAAGAGAGGGATTAGAAACTTCCAGTCGAGTCTCTAGACCAAAGACACCAGAGTGTTGAGCTACCGTAGGCACAAGCCGTGGTAGTGTCGACGCCAGATACGCAGCAGCGTTAAGCATAAACTTCTGGTAGAAGTTATTGCTCGTTGCTACTACACTGGCTAACGACTCTGGTCCGCCGTCGTAACCGATTTTCCAAAACGCTGGTGTCACCGTGACACCGCGAAAGGAATCAACACCACAAGACTCTCTGAAGTTCCCACTCCAGAAAGACTTGGAAGAGTTGACCTTGAAGTGCAATACTTCAAGGGCGGTTACAAACAGCTCCCGACTGTCTACAGGGATGACAATGTCATCTCCATAGACGGCCACCTCTCCAATGAGAGACTCAATGCTCTTCTGAGTCCACGGTAGTTCGCGACTTACCAAAGTCGCGGCCATCGCGGTACAGAAGAACAAAAGAGACTCCACCGGGAAGGTGCAGGCGTTACCCATAGTTGAGAACTTTCTCAGCTGTATAGAAGATTCGACTTTCGTCGTATACTTCTGTACAACACTACGGGTACGAGATGCTCTCAAGCACCTTAAAAGTCTAGGATTACTCCTAAACAGGTGCCCAACAGCATGACAGGTTACACGATCGCTAGCAGCCGATAAATCGACTGTAGCTAACGTGCCAACCAGAGAACCCACCTTGCAAAGCTGTTGATTGAGACCTTGATCGTTGAAACGAACAAAGTTATCAATCCACGTTGCTCTTGCACGGTCAGAGAAGAAGTGGGCCAAGTTTTCTTGGCACCACATGTTCTCGCTCGGTTCCGCGGCAATAAGTCGCGGCTTCGAGAAGGACTTTGGTACAGCAACCATTCGAGACGCAGGTTCTTCCGAACCAATATCGTCTCGATAGTATGCTCTGTCTGCCCAACTCGCATAACTATGGAAACCATAGTCGGCGATCGGGTACTCGCTTTCCAGAGAATTTGACCAGTTCTTCCAATAGTACTTATTGGAGGGACCAGTAACCTCTGAAACAGCGCCTGGTCCGTGCTTGAAGCTCCATCTCCCCGGATCGTAAGATCCGAGACTGGAGGTAACTGCACCTGACATGAAGTCAAGTGCAGCCAGGAAGACTGTGAGTTGCCCACGCTGATGCGTAGGCAAAGCACTAATCCTTTCCGCATAGAGGGGCGAGGTACTATATCCATAGTACTCTGGTTCCTTTCTGAAGATAGGGTCAGTGGGCTTCGCACTCCAAAACTCATCGAGTTCTGGAAGCGACTCATCGACTTTAACAAACTCGAGGACTTCGTCCTCGATTTTGCTATCGTCAAGTGCGAATACTGCCTTCTTAGCCGCAGATAAAATCTGCCTTAAGAAGAAAACAGCTTCAACACTAGCATCTTCCTTCAAGCGACCTGTCTCGTGAAAAACCAATAGGTAGAGTCCCCGAAGAAACTTCGGAATCACTACCCTTCCAGAAAACCTCTTTGTCAGAGGCAAACCTGAAAGTATGTATTGGCCGCCGTCAAGACACCTATCTAGGTGCTTGGCAACTGCAGGGAGGTCTTCGAGATAAACTCGAATACCCCTATGCTCCACGAGACTCAGGAGACGGGTGAGATCTCTCTCAAATTCCATCTCCAGCGTCGGAAACGCGTACTTGGCATCTTGGAAGATAGCCCGGTACACGTTGCTCAGCTCGCTAACATGGCACTTAGACATACAGGGATTAACTCCTTGAAATGTCCCATGCTGTTAGAGAACTACTCAACTCTAACTGGGAAGTCACGGCAATCGATCCAGGGTGTAGACGACGAGTCTACATAACAACTTCAGGTTTCACACCTGAAGCTCCTTAATCGAACCGCTTAGGACTCCCAGCCGCCCAACGACACCAAGAGCGCATTTGTCGATGCTACTGCCAAAACGCAGATTGCATTGTACAAAGCGACCGAGGTGTCCGATGGCAAGCATTCGAAGACGAAGTAGAACTTACGTTCATACTCCGCGACTCCGCTTGCAGCGAAGATGGTCTGCGTAACCTCAAGGTTATGCCGATCATACTTCACTTTGTCGACGCCTTTCGTCACATTGCTGTGACGAATCTTGGCGACATACATCGACGTTGAATTGCGGAACTTGTACTCTGACGAGTACGGGTCACCAGAGTTCACCTTCACCAAAACGATGTCGCCACCGGATTGGGGAAGTGTGAGAGTGGAACCTAACATGCGAGACCTCCTAGAGTAAATCGAACCGTTCCCAAGGCTTAATGGCCTTTAGAACAGCCAATGAACCTAGGATCGACACTTGCCGAGGTGTTAAAACCGGCAAGGTTGGGAGAGGAAACGGTATCACAGGAAAGACAGGAAATCTTTCCTTCCGAATCATCTCCTCCTCATACCACCCTGAAAGGGTGTACTGAGAAGGGATAGGGCCTGATGTATTTATATACTCCGACTTAGAAGTCGAAGTACGCATCAGACTGATTCGGCCAAAGGTCAAACCTAACGCGTTGTTACTAGCCTTGATACAATTATCAAGATTAGAAAACCAACCCGCTAGCCAGCTCCATGGAGTTAACTCCCATGCAGCTGCCAAGGCACCGTATCTGTCGATACCGCCTGCACTAGTCCACGCGAGCCCCCGAAGGGGTCGGTAGCCAAGTTCAGGAAGCTTAGAGCCAGCTGCGAGTTTCCACTCCGCTGTGCCCCAAGATTCGGTACGCATCACTACGTTGCGATCGCCTCGAAGCACAAATCTAATACCGTGCAATTGCACGTTACTAGTATAGTGCGACGTAGCTTTGACCAGGTGACAACGTCTCTTCAAAGTTCTGCCATCCCTAAGCGCGTACAGTTCCCGCATTCGGTTATCCACCGATTGCTGAAACCTTAAGAGCTTACGGAGGTCGGATACTAAAGGTCTGTAGGCCCACTGATAGGTGATAAATCCCCTAGCAGCGTCTCTAATAAGAGACCGGCCCCAGTTCTCTAGTGTACCCGGGATGTCCTTCAACTCACCGAGATAAGCCGGAATGTTCACTTCTGGAACAGACGGATTAGTCTTGGCGAGTATCTCCCATGCGGCGTCGTTCAGCGTAGCAAGATTGTACGCTGGCCAAGCACCACGTGGGTCATCGGGCCCTGGATGATATTGGATAGGATATCCAACAAATTCCCCGGCACCGGTGATAGTAGGAAAGTGCGTAAAGGTACGGACGAGATCGAAACGATTGCTCGTTTCGCGTTCTCCGACAGTATCTGCGCAACTTTCATACAGACCATGAG